CTCTCATCACCCACTAAGCTCTCTAGTCGCTCTGTAGCTTGCCCGACATTACCATCATACGCAGCAATAGTACTATAGGCGTATGTAATAGCGGCTGAGCTCGTAGGGTTTTCTGGAAACATTTCCGCAGCCAAAACTTCAGCTGACTTTTTCCATGCCGCCTCTTCTTCGGCTTTTTCTTTAGCCTTCTCTATCGCGGTCTTCTGTAGAGCTAGTTTAGCCTTCTGCTCCTTGGCTTGCATAGGAACATATACTTCTGCGAAACCCTTTAGAGCACTCGCAAAAGCACTTTCACCTTCTTGCTTATACGCACCGGCTGCTAGGTTTCCTTTTACTCGACTACGCCAACTCATCAGGGGTCTCCTCTTCAGCCATACCGAGCATTGATTGCTGCTCTTCTTCTGGGGCTGCTTCTACATCTTCACCGGAAGGACTAGCCATTAGACCGCCCTCTGGAGCGGGAGGCTCTGCAGGAGTTTCCTCCATAGGCATATCTTCCGCCTCTTCCTGAGCTTCTAACAAGAGGGATAGCTGGCTAGGTGTGTAAATTAATTCATCATTAGCATCTGCACCCATGTCGTATGTAAGATCGTGGGCTTTTGCGAATACCTCTATACCTCTAGCCACGGGGCCAGCGATTAGGATCGCCATATCGATATGCATTACACCTTTAGCAATTGCTTGCTGTAGCATTGCGCTAGTGATCGTGGCGATAGACATATCCAGATCAAGCAGAGAATATACAAGCGATGCCCCTGACGGGGTTTCTAGACGGTTTAAAGTATTAGATACTGCCTCGTCATAGTTTTCGATATCTGCCGGCCTATGCCACGGATAATTACGGGTATCTGAGGTGTAGTTTGCACCGGGGATAGGGGCTCTAGGTATCTGCATCTTCATCCTCCTGCTCTGCGGGAGAAATATCGAGATCCTTCTCCATCTGATCGAAATACTCAGGAGTAAAGACTATCTCTTCACCTGTCTCATTAATCATATTATCAGGCATCTTACCGCTTAAAAAAGATGTGATGCTGCGCTTTACTGCATTGCCAAACTTCATTGTAATTTCCCATAATTGACCCGTAGATAGCCATCATCCCCTGTAATAATGGCCTCTGGATGGGTTTTCTGAATTTCTTGAGCAATCACACCCATAGGTGTAGTTTTATCTGCGCCAATACGCTTAGCTTCCTCGTTCCATTTCCAAGTGTACATATTCACTCCTGATGGAAGAGTAGTGAAATGCTTGATGTCTTCTTTTAGTCGTTCATCAGACCAAGGAATAAGTGGAATAGCTGCCGCAGCAATAGAGCCGATAGCTCCCCACATACCGTCTGAACCACCTGACCCTTTAGATTGCGCGCCAATTTCGGCTGCTATAATCTGAGCCTCTCGCTGCAATTCGTTCTCGGCAGATTTCCAGATGTTATCAAATATACTATCTAGACGATCCCATATCTGGTTCATGCCTTCCTGAGACAGGCTAAGCATGTTCTTTACGTCTGTGCTGGCAGCTTCAAACTTCAGTCTGTTATTTTCGGTCTCAACAGTCTGGCGCCATTTTGCGTTAGCTACATCAATATTATACTGCATATTAGCGTAGAATTGCTGGCGTTGGTTCTCCATCTCTGAGTTAAACTGCATAGCACTGTTCTTAGAACCTGCGTTAAACTGAGCCATAGAGTTCATCTGAGTAGCATTAAACTGACCTACATTGACCGATAGCTGATCATAGAACTTCTCAAAGTCGTTGTTAGTTTCGGCAGTAAATAAACGCTGTGCATTTATAGCTGCCTGATCAGTAAACAGAGCCTGTACCATTGACTGAGTATTGATAACTTCAGCCTGTTGGCGATTAGACATATTTGTCAGATCCATCTGCAAGAAGGCCTTAGCATTATTTACCAGAGCAGCCTGACGCGCATCGAGATTAGCAACCTCAAACTGAGCTAATACATTAGCTTTATTTACAATCGCCTGTTGCCGATTATCTAGATTCTTTAAGCTTACTGTCTGGAAGAATGCCGCATCTTTTTCAGCCACGCCTAGGGTAGCTTGCATGAGCGCATTACTCATAGTTTCTAGGTAAGCTGTACCTGTAACTCCACCAAAAGCCATCTGGCGGCTAACTTGTCGAGATAAGCCTTGAGCCCACTCAGGGATCCTAGGATTTCCATTTGAATCCTTGAATTCAGCGCTAATAATTTTCATCTGACCAAGGACAGTAGCCTTAGCGTCAGTATAATTTCCTTCACCTAACTTCTGAGCTAGGAGCTTTCCGGCTACCGTACTGGTATCGATGATGTTTGAGATATCCTGCGATGCGAAATCATTAAGAGCTTCACCTAGGACGCCTTCGCCTTTACCTATACCCTCAACATCAATCTGAACATCGTCCGGATCTACCAGCATATTGTCAGTTACTTCTCCGGTAACCGCATCCACAGTGGTGCTTTCTCCACCCATAAGATTGGTCACTGTTGAAGCATCATATAGTGTTACCGTACCCTTACCTTCGTCTTTAACAGTTTCAGTATTCTCAACTATCTCAGGATCGTAATAAGGCGCATCCCCCAACTCATAATTAGGGTTGCTAGGATCTAGGTTAGTACCTTCAGCGTCTGGATCATTAAGAGCTACTAGATCTGCTAGCGTCATACCTTTGCTCTCTAAGAAAGCTGCAGGATCATCGATCATAGCTTGAATGTCTTCATTAGACGTAGCAATTCCGGCATCCTCTGCCATCTTAAGTATTTCTTCTGCAGTTATTGGTGCTGAATCAGGTTGTGCAGGAGCCGGTGCTGGGGCAGGGGCCGGACTAGAATCTCCCCCTCCGCCTCCGCCGGTAGGAATAGAGCTGCTTGAGTTATCGCTGGAGGGATAAGGAATACCTAATGCTGTATCTGAGTTAGACCCGTCTGATTTAACAGGATCTCCAAAAGCATTGTATTGCTGAGTTAGCTTACCATTATCGTACACCTTACCGTCATTCGGTGTGAAGGCGTTAGCAACACTTTGTGTAAAGGTATTTCCACCACCAAACGTGCTTGACCATAATCCCATTATAGTTTTTCCTTTTCTTCTTCGCAGCGGCGTACTTTATCCCGAAGCTTTGCATAATCGGCTATTACCATCGGTATGAATGCGTAATCCTCACCCAAGGTCTCCAGCTCTTCTGCCAGAGATTCATTCCATTCTTGATCGTATGATTGTAGGGGTGGGCAGTAGACCTCGAGCTGAGTTCTATAGACCGTTTCCGCGCAGCCGGTTAATAAGGCCACTCCTAGAATTAGTGGAAGTATCGTCTTCATGTTCCGCCATATTCTTATAAAAATTTGAGGCTTTCTTAGATGCCTGTAGTTCATCAGCCAGAACTTTAGTCTTCTCTATTTTCTTCCCATCCTTGCGTCCGAGAACATAAAGGATAGGAAGTAGAACTGCTAAGCCGGCTATGATGTAGGTTTTAACTTTACCCACGATACCAAACATTAGTGGACGCCTTCTTTATGATCTTTAAACCTAGCGTAGGCTGCTAGGGCTATGCCTCCGATCGCACAGAGTAGAAATATAGTTTTCATACTGTCTGCGTAGGGAACTAGGGCTTCGATCTGAGGAGTAATTTCTCCTAATGCAGTAGCTGCACCAGCGACTCCGGCCCCAGCCATTGTCTTAGATTTTGTTAGAGGCTTTGTTGCCGAGGCTGCAGTTACTTTTTGCGGCATCTCTGGGCCACCTTCGTCAGAAGGCAATCTTGCATCCCTACTGAAGATAGCGGCTTCAGCTGCCCTACGACGAGTAAGGCCACGCAGAGGCTGAAGCTTACCACCAACCCGCGCCTTATTCCAGCGCATGAGTTGCTCTGGTACTTCATCATACAGACCTTTATTAAGCTTCTTTAGCAAGGTGCTGCTCTTGAATGCTCCGGCGCCTAGATTGAATACAAAGCTTACTAGAGCATCGAACTGTCCTTGAGTTAGAGGAACCTCGACATATCGAAATACTGCCTTTTGATGTTCTTTAATATCCTCGATTAGGAGCTCTTCCGCTTCCTTAACAGTGATCTTCATTCCGGATCGGATGCCCTTGCACGAGCCAAATCCAAGTGTCCACTTTCCCGCCGGACAGCGATATGAGTGTACTAAACCATCGTCTTTTAGTTTATGTAGACCCTCGAACTTCTTAATGAGCTCGATACAATCTTTTGATACATTTTGTGGATGCATGTTGTTACCTTGTTGTTGCGTATGGTGACATGAATCCGCTCGTTACGGCCCCTCCAGACCCTGCTTGCATAGCTGGGCTAAGATTGCCCATTCCTGCATTTGCTCCTGATACATTACCTAAATCGTTTAGGCTCATTAGGCTTCTGTTAATGTCGATAACTTTATCACCCATTGCGCGGCCCTGAGTATCAAAAGCGCGTAATAGTAAGTTTCCTTGATTATCTATAGCTCGAGAAATAGTGCTGCCGTTATCCCCTA